ATCATTTAGTATCTTTAGAACTTGGCGGTGCTAATGATGCTCAAAATCTATGGCCTCAAAGTTATTGTGGTAAATACAATGCACATGATAAAGATAAGCTAGAAAACGAATTACATAGAAGAATTTGTAAGGGTCAAATGAATATCATAGATGCTCAGATGTGTATTAAAACAGACTGGGTAATGTGTTACTTAAAAACATTTAACAAATAGGAGATATTATGAAAGCAAAATTAGCACAAGTTTGGGATTTTATTAAAGCCGCGGCTTTATGGTCTTTTAAAGTAGCTCTTCGTGGTCTTAAAGTATTAGTTGAAGAAACTATCTTAGTATTACAAAAACTAGATACAGTATTAACTAAAGACGCACAATAATGTTTACAGGTACTATTTTAAATTTAATATTACCTGCATTAGTTCCAGCGTTTACTGATGGTGTTAGAGGTTTAATTGCCAAGATTACTGGCGGTGCTGGTGGTCAGCCTCAAAATGTACAAGAACGCATCCAGTTAATGGAAGCAGAAGCACAAAAACTACAAGCTTTAGCGGCATTAGATAACCCTAATATGGGTCAACCATCACAATGGATTGTAGATTTAAGAGCTTGCTATAGATATGTAATTATTAGTGCAATCTTTGTTTTTACAGGAGTTGTATGCTTTTTCCCACAAATCGTAGGAGTTAGCGTAGTTTCTGTATTGTTAGATATGACAGGTGCTTGTATGAGTTTTGTCATTGGCGAAAGAATGTATTTAAGTTTAAAGAAGTGATAAATGAGAATTTCACAAAATGGGATTGATCTTATTAAACGCTTTGAAGGTTGCCGTTATCACCCTTATCGTGACAGCATTGGTCTATGGACTGTTGGTTATGGTCATCTTATCGGGGATGGTAAATCGTTGCCGTCAGGCGATAACAGAATATTTACACAAGAAGAAATAGATGGTTTTTTGGTTAATGATCTCACTCGTACTGAATCAGGAATTAATATGCTTATTAGAGTGCAACTTACCCAGAATCAGTTTGATGCTCTTTGTTCTTTCTGTTATAACTTGGGTATTGGCACGTTACAAAAAAGTACGCTTCTTAAAGATATAAACGCTAGTTTGTGGAGTGCTGCAGCTAACGACATTTTAAAGTTTCATTTCGCAGGTGGAGTTTCAGAACAAGGCCTAGTTAAAAGAAGACAAGCCGAACATGATTTATTTATAAAAGAATAATATGCCCTTACAAAAACTAACACTTAAACCAGGACTTAACCGTGAAGGTACTGACTACTCCAATGAGGGTGGTTGGTATGATGGCGACAAGATTCGCTTCCGTTCAGGATACCCTGAAAAAATCGGTGGATGGACTAGGTTTTTAAATAGTAATAATTCTTTTTTAGGTACAGCTCGTGGTTTATGGGACTGGGTAGATTTAGCTAGTAATAACTATGTAGGCGTAGGTTCTAATGTTAAATACTATTTAAACTGGAGTGGTACTTACTACGACATCACACCTTATTATGCTAGTAGTTCTTTAACTGCTGCGATTACAGCTACTAATGGATCAAGTACATTAACTATTACTGATGGTACATATACAACATATGCTGTTGGAGATTATGTAGTTATATCAGGTGCTACAGGTTTAGGTGGCAATATTACAGCTACTGTATTAAATCAAGAATACGTAATTACAGGAGTTGGTTCTGGTAACTTTACTATTACTGCTAAAAATACTTCAGGTATAGTAGTTACTGCTAACTCAAGTGATACAGGTACAGGTGGTACTTTCACAGTTAATTATGAAATTCCAACAGGTCTAAACGTATATACTCAAAGTACAGGTTGGGGTGTAAGCCCTTGGGGTTTTGGTGGTTGGGGTTTAGCTTATTCAGGTGCATCTGGTATTGGTGCACAATTAAGACTTTGGACTAATGATAACTATGGTGAGTATTTATTCCTAGCTCCACGAGGTGGACAAATTTATTACTGGCAACCATCAGGTAATTATCCTAATGGAACTTCAGGTGGACTATCTACACGAGCTCAACTAGTTAAAACTCAAGCTACGGCAAACGGTAATTTAGGTCAATTTGTACCAAACTCAACATATCAAGTAATTACTTCTGCGATTCAAAAGTTTGTTATTGCGTTTGGTGCTAATTCATACGATCCTACTAATGCAAATACAACATTTAATCCTATGTTGGTACGATGGTCAGATCAATTAAATCCATTCCAATGGGTACCATCTGTTACAAATCAATCAGGTGAATTCACGTTAACTAATGGTTCATACATTATGGGAGCTCGTGCCACTCGTCAAGAAATTTTAATTTGGACAGATTCAGCCCTATATTCTATGCAGTATCTAGGCGCACCTTATATCTGGGGATTCAATATCTTAATGGATAACATCTCTGTAATGAGTCCAAACTCCATGATTACGATTAACAATGTGACTTATTGGATGGGTCAAGAGAAGTTCTACATGTATTCAGGTACTGTACAAACTTTACCTTGTTCACTTCGTCAGTATATTTACGCTAATATAAATCAGTCTCAAAGCTACCAAGTATTTGCTGGAGCTAATGAAGGCTACAATGAAGTATGGTGGTTCTATTGCTCTAAAAATTCATCAGTAATTGATAGTTATGTTATCTATAATTATCTAGATCAAGTTTGGTATTATGGCACTATGGAAAGAACTGCATGGAGTGGTTCTGGTATATTACCTAACCCTGTCGCTGCATACTTTACAACTAATGCGTCAATGACAGGTTATATTAGTGGTAATACTTTAACTATAACAAACGCTACAGCAGGATCTATTGAAATAGGAGCTACTATTACTGGTACTGGGATTACAGCAGGAACTACGGTTTTAACTAATGGAGTAAATAATCCAGTCAATGTTACATATACTGCAGGTAATTTTGTTGTAGGGAATACATACACTATAGCAACTCTTGGTACAACTAACTTTGTGGCTATTGGAGCTTCATCTAATACCGTTGGAGTTACGTTTGTAGCTACGGGTGCTGGGACTGGTTCAGGTACAGCCTATACAACTGCATCTACAGGACTAGGTGGCGTTGGTACATATACTGTTAATTTTAGTCAAACTGTTGGAAGTTCTATGGCACCTATACCAATAACAGTTACAAATAACGCAAGTTATTTATTAAATCATGAAGTTGGTGTTGATGATGTATCAGGTATTACAGCTCAACCTATTGATGCTTATGTTCAATCATCTGATTTTGATATAGAAGACGGTCATAACTTTGGATTTGTATGGCGTATATTACCAGACGTTAACTTTAATGGATCGAATGTAAATGATCCATATGTAACTATGACACTTAAACCGCGTCAAAACTCAGGTACAGCTTATGGAGTAGCTGATAATCCACAAGTTACAAGCTCACAAAACTATCAAACTATACCTGAATATACAGTACAACAATTTACAGGACAAGTTTATACAAGACTTCGTGGTCGTCAATTAAGCTTTAGAATTGAATCTAATTCATTAGGTGTGGCTTGGCAACTTGGTGTACCTAGAATTGATATTAGAAAAGATGGTAGAAGGTAATGGCTACTGATTTAAAAACTACAACATTAATATCAACTAAATCACCTAACTTACCTATATCACCTGTTGATTATAGTCAAAGACATGCAGAACAACATTCTAATGCTTTAAGATTATATTTTAACCAAATTGATAATTATACAACTGGTGCTACTGCAGCTTTAACAACAGCGACAGGGTATAGTAATGCACATATTGAAGCATATGATTTAACATCTTCTATATCTTTAGCTACTACTCCAACATTATTACTTCCTGCTAGTACGGTTGCAGGTAGTAGTGGTATTACTTATGACAATACAACTGGAGTATTTACATTTCAGTACACAGGTACTTATTCTATATCTATCTCTTTAAATATTACAACATCTAGCGCTAACCAATTTGCATATGTATATGCTCAAAAGAATACTGGTTCTGGTTGGACTAATACAACCAACTCAGGTAAATACTATGATTTAGTTAATGGACAAACAGTACAATATGTAAATCCACAATCAGTATATACAGTTGCTGGAGAACAAACTCGTTATTATATTTGGGCTAGTAGCACAGGCTCATCATTAGTAACACAAACATTACCTGGAATTACCCCTACGGTATACGTTCCAGCCATTAGAATTCAGTATTCATAAGGCTATAATAATGGTATTATTACACAAAAACAACCCCTGCTTTTTAAGGAATAATTATGTCTCTTAACCCCCTTAGTTTAGTAATGGACACCATTGCTGCTGTTACCATGAATCCTGAAATAGCAGGAGCTACAGCCGCTACAGATGCCGCAGCAACAGGAGCTGTAGATGCTGCAGGTAATGGACTGATTGGTTCAACTTTAATGGGAGCAGCAGGTGCTACTCCTTCAGCCTTAGCCGCATATGGAGCTTCAGCAGGTGCAGGTGCTGGTATGTTAGGAGATGTTGCATCTGGTGGGTTATCTGCTTTAAATAGTGTAGGAGATGCTATATCTTCAGTACCTATGACAGCAGCCGATGCTACACAAGCTGCTACTAATGCAGCTAATGCTAGTAATCTAGGAGATGTAGCCCAAAATGCGAATGCTATTCCTGGTCAAGCTGCTGTACAAAATCCATTAAATGGTGCTCCATCATACCCTCAAGCAGTTGATCCTAATGCAGCTCCACCTAGTGCTTCTGCACCTGTACAATCTTCTGCAGGTAATGCAGTTCCTGGTCAAGCTGCTGTAACACCTCAAACAC